GCTCCAACCATTCAGGGCAAGAACCTCCGCGGGTTGTGGGCAGACGAGGTAGGACTCTGGCGCAAGTGGCAGATGGCATGGGCCGAGTCAATCCGCTACGCCGTCCGTATCTCGCCGGCCAAGATCATCGCCACCGGGACACCGAAGCGCGGGCACCCTCTCGTCAAGCTGCTCATGGCCGATGCGTCGGTAGTCAAGACGCTGCTACGGACCAGAGACAACGCCGCGAACCTCGATCCCTCACTCCTCGAAGAGCTGTACCAGAAGTACGGCGGGACCACACTCGGCCGACAGGAACTGGAAGGCGAGATCCTCGACGACGTGCCAGGTGCTCTCTGGACGCGCGACCTGATCGAACGCGGCCGAGTGATCGCTGCGCCTGATCTGGTGCGCATCATCGTGGCAGTCGATCCCTCTGCAACCTCTACCGAGTCAGCGGATGAGTGCGGCATCGTCGTAGTGGGCAAGGGCAAGGACCAGCAGGCATACGTCCTGGAAGACGACTCCCTCCGCGACACCCCGCACAACTGGGCACGCGCCGCCGTGGTGGCCTACCACAAGCACAAGGCGGACAGCATCATCGCTGAGGGAAACAACGGCGGGGAGATGGTCGCCGAAGTCATCCGAGCCGTTGACCCGACCGTCCCGGTACGCATCGTCCACGCCACCCAGGGCAAGCACACACGAGCCGAGCCCATATCCACTCTGTACGCTCAGGGAGTGGTGCATCACGTCGGCGCGTTCGAGGCGTTGGAGGATCAGATGGCGTCTTGGAACCCCGACACGGACAAGTCCCCGGACCGAATGGACGCTCTGGTCTGGGGTATTAGCGAACTAATGGTGTCAGGCGCCCCACTTTCGGGGTATTATCGGTCCGAAATTGAACGACTCCGGGCCGCACGAGAGAAAGCCAAGGAGACAGCAGCGTGAGCGTCACCCGCCGCTACCTGAACGCTAGGGACGTTCGGACCCCTTCCGTAGCCGCCTCTCGCACCAAGGAATTGCTCACCGACTGGCAGACGTTGCAGGTAGCAACCGCCCTCGGAGTCAAGTTCCGCCACCATGCACGAGTCGCAATCGTCCGGCCGTGGTGGATGCCCGGCTCCCTGTATCGGCTCCTACTCCGGTCCATCGTGGTTGAGACTGAGAACGAGGAACGGCGATGAAGTACCGCGCCGAGTGGGGTCAGTCGAAACCCAAAGCCAAGAGCCTCCGCAAGCGATACGCCGCCCTCTACCAACTTGCAGGATCGCTCCTGATGGCCGATGTCTGGACGCCAGGGCAGAGCGAGCGGCTTACGGTTCTCCTGCTCGATGTCCTCTCAGAGCCAGAGAGGTATACCGCTAAGCTCATAGCCGAGCTTCAGCGGCTGGCGGTTGCAGAATGATCGCCGCCAAGCCCCGCATCTGGCTTGCGAACCAACTCGCCAAGGGCGTTGTCCCTGTCGGCGAGCCTGCCATCTCAACCAAGGGCCTGGCCGATCTGGTGCAGTCCCTCCAATCCCAGAACGCCGTACTCGGTCCTGGCATCCCTGTCGCCCCGGTCCACACCGAAGAGGGACAACCTCGACGTTGGGACTACATGCCGGGGACGAACATCGTCACCAAGCCCCGGTCGTACGAGGCGTACACGTTCGAGACGCTGCGGACGTTCTGCCGCAACTACGACGTCGCCAACCTCTGCATCGAGAAGCGCAAGGACGACATGCGCGGTCTGATCCCACAGATCCGTCCTCGTCCTGTCGATGGCATGACACGAGCCGAGCGCAAGGATCAGCGCAACCGCCTAGAAGACGCCATCAACGAATGCACCGGGTTCATGCTCTCCCCGGATCAGGAGCACATGTGGGCGCCGTGGCTGGTTGAATGGGCGGGCGATCTGTTCGAGACCGACTCCGCAACGATCTACCTCCGGCCGACGCTTGACGGTTCGCTCTACGCGCTGGAAGTGATCGACGGCACAACCCTTCGTCCTCTGATCGACACCTACGGCCGGCCCCCTGCCCCACCGGAGCCCGCATGGGTCCAGATGATCCGAGGCGTGCCGTGGGGTTGGTACACCTCAGAGGAGATCATCCAGCAGCCCTACTGGCCGCGCTCAGATAGCCCGTACGGTCACCCGCCGATTGAGTGGGTCCTGATGGCCGCCAACCGCGCCCTCCGTCGGCAGACGCGCGACCTTGCCAACTTCACCGATGGCAACATGCCGGCCGGGCTGCTCTCTGTTCCTGAGTCGTGGAACATGACGCAGATCAAGGAACTGCGCGAGTACCTGGACGAACTGCTCGCCGGCAACGACAAGGCTCGCTCCCGCATGGTCCCGGTCCCTGGCATGGGCAGCTCGAACCCGTTCCAGAAGATGACCGAAGAGCCGTCAACCGAAGGCGAGGAATGGCTCCTCTACCTCACCTGTTGGGCGTTCGGCGTATCCCCTTCCGAGATCGGGTACAGCAAGTCCGGCAGCGGACTCGGCGGCAAGGGTTTCGCCGAAGTGCAGCAAGACCTCTCGTTCCGCCGCTCGGTCAAGAACCCCGGACTCCACCTCAAAGGCATCCTGGACGCGATCATCGCCAGGGTTCCGGCATGGGCCGAGCTGGAAGTCCACTTCCCTGGGCTGGAAGACGTAGGCGACTCCGTAGCCAAGGCAGAGGCCGCCAAGGTCTACGTCGATATGGGCGCCCGATCCGTCGATGACGTGGCAGAGAACGACCTCGACCTCGATCCTCCGGGCGTGTCCAACTACGTTATGACGACAGCCGGGCCAGTCTTGACGACAACCCTCATGGCAGGCGTCAACACCGACGGCACCGGATCACCGAGCCTGATGGCACCCGCGGCCCCGAGCGCCGAGCCGGGCCAACTCACCGAAGACGTGAGCGCCGGATCGGTCGCCAAGCGCAGTGCCGACGCGGACCTTGACGCCTGGAAGCGCAAGGCCGTCAAGAGCATCAAGGCAGGCAAGCAAGCGGGCGTTCCGTTTGTGTCCGATGCAATCCCTGCCGATATCGCCTCAGGCGTCCGCCTGACACTCTCCAAGGCATCGACTCTCGCTGACGTTCATGCCGTCTTCGATCTGGCAAAGGCAGGCGCATCGGCCAGCCCTTTACCCGCGCCTCCGTCCAAGCCAAGCTCAAAGCCATCTTCGCCCGCTTCTACCGTGACCAGAAAGCCACTGTCCTATCGCGGGTGGACCGCATGACGAAGATCAGCGCCGACGTGGAACTGTTCGGCGATCTTGAGAGCGACTTCCGCACCCTCGGACCCGACATCGAGCCGGTCCTGATTGAGTGGTACGGACAGAACTACGGCAAGGCAGTCCAGCACGTGACGACTCAGGGGCTCGGTAGCGTCACGAGTGGCGAAGGGGTGGACGGCGAGTCCTCATTCGCACAGACCAACCCCCGCGCGGCAACATGGGCCAAGGCCCGAGCCGGTGACCTCATCGTGGATATCGCCGCCTCTGCCAAAGAGGAGACGATCGCCAAGCTGAAGTCCGTACTCGGTGAGGCTTACGACAACCCCAACGTCACCCGCCAGGACGTGACCGACGCAATCAGCGAACTGTGGGACACCTACCCCGACTGGAAAGCGGATCTGATCTCACGGACAGAGACGGCATTCGCGGAGAACGGCGGAACCCTCGCAGGCTACAAGGACACCGGAGTGGAGTTCGTCCTCGTCAGCGATGGGACCAGCGACGATATCTGCGCCGCCGCCGACGGGGCAACTTGGACAACCGAGTCCGCCGACGCTCACCCGCTCGGGCATCCCCAGTGCAGCCGATCCTTCTCCCCCCTCGACTCAACCGAAGTCAACCCTGACGACGTATCGGAGCCTGACGAATGAAAACCATCCAGCCGTCCATCAGCATCTTCGGCGCAATCGAGAAGGTCGCCCGCCAGCCGGACGGCACCCTGCTCGTCTCGGCCGTCGTCTCATCCGAGGCAGTAGACGATCAGGGGGAGATCGTCACCTACGACGCACTGAAGAAGGCCGCCCCCGGCTACATGGAGTGGGCGCCGGTCAACGAGATGCACAAGGCATCCGCAGTCGGGACCACGGTGGAGCTGCTACTCGACGATGCCGGACACCGCGGACTCGCCACGCTGCACGTTGTGGACCCGCTCGCCGTCCAGAAGGTAGAGGCAGGGGTCTACAAGGGCGTGTCAATCGAAGGGGCCAAGAACACCTGGGAAATGGCAAAGGTCGCCGGCCGATCCGTCCGCCGCGTGACTGATATCACCTGGAAGCGACTCTCACTCGTGGATCGCCCCTCGAACCCCGATGCGATCCTCACCCTCGCCAAGCGATCAACGGAGGCTCAGATGGACACCGATACCCCGGAGGCCGTCGAGTCTTCGGACGAACCAACGACCGACGAACTGGCAAAGGCCAGCCCAACCGACGCCGAGCGCGAAGAGATGCCGGACACGGACTTCGTGTTCCCCGACGAGAAGGCGTTCCCCGTCACCGATGAGGCCGGGATCGCCGACGCCGTTGCCTCCTGGGGGCGCTACAAAGGCCCGCACAGCTTCGAAGAGTTCAAAGACGCGCTCACGGCCCTCGCCAAGAAGAAGGGCTGGGAGAACGGCCTACCCGAGAAGTGGGACGAACCCGCCAAGGAAGAGGAACCGGCCGAGAAGATGTCCGAGTCCGGTGACCTCGCCAAGTCCGCAGTCGATGACACCGCCGGCGCCGGGATGGCACTCAACGTCATCAACCTCCTGATCGAGAACGAGTCCAAGGAGGCCACCGTCGAGCCGGACCAAATCGCCGCACTCAAGGAGGCGCAGGCCGCCATGCTGAAGTTCATGGGCCAGGAGGCCGCCGAGATCGGCTCGCCCGAAGGCGCAGCGGAGGCAGTAGCGGAAGACGCCGCAGCCGCCGACGTTGTGGACGATCTCACCCTCGCCTCCCCTGTCGATGGCGACCTCGCCAAGATCGGCAAGCGCAACGCCTCTGCGGATGAGGCCAAGATCAAGCAGGCCATCGCAATCCTGCAAGCCGTCCTCGGTTCCGAGTCGTCCGAAGAAGGCGAGCCGACCGAGAAGATGTCCGCACTCCCTGACTACACAGAGACCCTCGCCAAGATGTCCAGCGACCTCGCCGGACGGATGGCAGACCTCCCGCGCAAGGAAGACCTCGACGCCGTACAGGCGGCCATGCTCGAAGGGCTTACGCCCCTCAAGGAGCAGGTCGCACAGATGGCAAAGATGGCCGCTCCCGGTGGGCCGGTCCGCTACGCCGAACGAGACGGACGGTTGGTCGGAACCGGAGAGGCGTCAAGCGATGGCAACGACGAAGAGGCCATCCTCGCGAAGATGTCCGCCACGACTCAGAACCCGGTCCTCAAGGCCGCGCTCGGAGAACGGCTGGCACTTCTCCAGATCCAGCAATCCACCCCCAAGCGATAGGAGCAATCTCCGATGGACGCTGCAACCAATCAGGCAACGCTCGCGGCGATCCGCGATGCGCTGTCGGGTTCGCCGGTAGTCGCCGACGAACTTGCCAAGGCAACCGCCACCACGCAGGGGCTCAGCACTTCCAGCCTGGACTACGGGTACAACCTCGAAGTCCCCGCCAAGAGCCTGATCCCTGTCCTGACCCCGGAGCGGAACGAAATCCCGCGCCAGACCGGCGGCTTCGGGACGGGCGTCAACTGGAAGGCATTCACCGCACTGAACACGACCAACCTGTCCCCCGGCGTGGCTGAGGGCGGCATCGGTACGGTTCCTTCCGTCACGATGAAGACGTTCCTCGCCTCGTACGTCACCCTCGGCTTCCCGGGCACCGTGACCTACGATGCGATCCAGGCAGCCCAGAAGGGCCGCAGCGGTGACGCCGCATTCGACGATCCGCTCGCTCGCGGCACCCTCCAGACCCTCCAGACCACGATGCTCGGCGAAGAGGCCACCATCATCGGTGGCAACGCTTCCGCAGTCATCGGCAAGCCCTCGACGATCACCTTCGCCGATACGGCTGCTACAACCGCTGGCAGCCTGACCGTAGGCACGACCTACTACTACGCCATCAGCGCTCTGACCCTTCGCGGTCTGTCCGCTGGTGCGGTTGGTCACGTCTCCACCGATGCTCTCGGCGAGACTGACGGCCGAACTGGCAACCACGCCACCACCGGCTCGTCTCTCGGTTCTACCGCAACGGTCCTGCATTGGCCGGCCGTTCGTGGTGCCGCCGGGTACAACGTCTACGCCTACAAGACCTCGGGCACCCTGTACTACGTCGCCACTGTCACGGCCAACACCTACACGATGGTTGCCGATCCGGCTACCTCGGGTGGGGTTCCGAACAGCGCCGACCAGACGCAGGACACGCTCGTCTTCGACGGGTACATGCAGACCATCCAGAACGCCTCGACGGGCGGGTACTTCAAGGACATGGCTGGTGGCACTCTGACCGCAGACAGCGCGGGTGGAGTGGTCGAGATCGACGCGATGCTCAAGTCCCTGTGGGACAACGCCCGCATCGGTCCCGAGAAGCTGCTGGTCAACTCCCAGGAAGCTCTCGCGATCACCAAGGCCGTTCTGACCGCCGGATCGACGGGTGCCGTCCGCATCCAGACCTCCGTTGGGCCCGATGGTCTTCTGCGCGCCGGGTTCTTCGTCGCGACGTACCTCAACAAGTTCGCGCCGACTCAGCCCATCGTGAAGATCGAAGTCCACCCGAACGTTCCTGCCGGCACGATCCTCGCGATCACCAAGCAGGTCCCGGCGTGGTTCCCCAACGCTCAGGTCAACTCGATCTGGACGATGGACGTTCGCCAGGAGTACACCCAGTACAACTTCGCGGAGACCGACCGAACCAAGCGGTTCGGCGTCTACGTGACCGAAGTCCTGAAGTGCTACCTCCCGGCGGCCTGCGGCTCGATCGCAGGCATCTCCGCCAGCTAGACCCGAATGGCCGGGGAGGGCTTGTAGCCCCTCAGTCCTCCCCGGTTCCACTTGGAGACACGATGTACCCGACACTCACGGCAACAACGATCACCGCAGCCAATCCGGCCGTCATCACGACGGCCGCGCATGGGCTGTGGGTTGGTGCCACGTATCGGGCCATCTTCTCCGGGACCAACTGCACCCCGTCCCTCGATGGGGAGCAGGAGATCACCGTTACCAGCACGACTCAATTCACGGTGCCGGTCGCCGTAACGGGCGCCGGGACAGCCGGCACCGTGAACCTCACCGCCTTTGCGACTCTGGACGATCTGAACAAGACGCTCGGATCGGACAATGACAACTACGGCCCCGAGTGGAACATCGGCAAGGTGTCGCTCATTGACGACACCACCGCAGAGTTCGAGCGAGAGATCGGCCGCGCTCGCGGTGGGTCCAACTTCGCAGTCGTCGCGCTCGGGTCCTCTCAACGGATGTTCACCGGCAAGCCCGGGCCGACGAACCTGCTCCCGATTGACGATTGCACCTCCGTCGCGTCGGTAGTCGTCAGCGGGCAGACGTGGGTATCGGGTACGGACTATCTGCCGTTCCCCCTCAACG